CTAACACACGCTATTGTAGTACCCTCGTCTATGTATGAGGATTGGTTTGTAGCAGATGTACACGATAAGAGAAAGGATTGGATTCAGACTATGTATAAGACTGACCCTAATAAATATAAATTTATAGAGCTATGATACGAAAGAGAAAGCATCTAAGAGAACTTCAGAAGTATTTGGATATGTTGATGATAGACAATGTGAATTTATCAATACAAGCAAGTAGATTTGGGTGGACGAATGATATACAGCAACAGCTAACCAACTCAGCACTACTGATTAGAAAGTATCAGAGAAGACTGAGATTAATAAAGATGTGATGAGGACTTGCTCAATCTGTGAAAAGGAAAAACCAATATCTGAATACCATCGTAAAGTAAATGGACACGTTAAAATGTGCAAGGCTTGTAGAAAGGAGAGAGGACACGGCAAGAGAAAGAGGTATAGGGACGGTCATTACACAGTCTATTACTTGCCCGAACATCATTATGTAGGTATGACAAATGCCTTGAAAAACAGGATGCAAGAACACAGGAGTAAGAACAAAAGATTTACTTCTAACTACCAAGTTATAGGCACATACAAACGAGCAGTAGATGCACACTTAACAGAAACTATATTACATAGTATGGGATATAACGGATTTTATTATAAAGGAATAAAAGATGAGTGATAAATATTTTTGTGGAGGATGCGAAAAGCTGATACCAATAGTAATCGGATTGAATCAATTACACATATGTGATTGTGGAACATTAAATAATATAGGAGATGCAGAATGAGGAACAAGGGCAGATGCTCTACTACGTTGAAGTGAAGTTAGCTTGGAAGATAAAGAGAGGTAACGGATATATAAACAACTATCGTGACTACCAATTTATAACAAGAGCGAAAACAATTGAGCATATTAATAGAAGCCCAGAGATGATGGCTAAGATGATGGCTCACTTCGGACTTACAGGAAGAAAGGTATTTGATTTCACAGTAAAGGAAGAGGTATCAAGAAAGGAAATGACAAGGAGTTTCGCTAACAAAGAAGAAGATTACGTTAGGGAATTTGGAGAATAATTTAAACTAAGGGCAATGAAACAATTTATTTACAAGGCAGAGGACGTAAGAGATTCTCTCAACACATTAAGAAGTGAAGGAGTTAAGAAGGGTGCTTGGACAGGCTTTGATAGTCTGTTTGATAAGTACTCAATGAAGAAGGGTAGTACTACCTACATCTATGCAGGAGCGCACCAAGGTAAGTCTCAGTTTGGTTTTGAACTGATGGTAAACCTCGCTCAGTATAGCGGATGGAAGTGGGCGGTGTATACTCCCGAGACTGGCTCACCTACTGAGGTGTTTGCTGAACTACTATGGGTATACTTGCGTAAGCCTTTCTTAGTCAACGAACATATTATGGCTACCGATGAGGAGAAGGAAGAGGCAATGTCTTTTATCAATGAGCATTTCTACTTGGTGGATAGTGGTCTTCAAGACCTTTCTATTGAGGGGTTCTACACGGCTGTTGAGCAGATAGAAGAGGACAACTTCATCACCATAGATGGGTGTATGATTGACCCATTCACAGAGATTCGCACAGACATTACAAGCGGTGTAAGAGATGATATAGCTATCGGTCAAGTATTAACCAAGGTGCGTAAGCACAGTGCTGAGAAGAACTATCACACTATTGTAACAGTACACACTAAACACCAACAAGCGAAGTACAAGAACGGTATACCATATGTAGACATTCCTACGATGAACGATATTGCTGGGGGTATGCAATGGTCAAGGAAAGGTATGATGGTGCTTAATGTATGGAGATGTCCTTACGGATTAGAAGATGAGAACGGAGTACCATACGAGCAGAACCAAGTTAAGATTACAGTCGTTAAAGCAAAGCCGAAGATTGTAGGTAGCTTAGGTTCAGTCACACTATTCTATGATAAAATGAAAAACAGATACTATGAAAAAGACAGTCAAGGAAAACCACAATACGCTTACCCACAGTCTAATTCTTAGCAGGAAGATAGCCTTCGCAGAGTTGATTCGTGCTTTCCTAAAGTTTAATGTAGCCTCCGCAACGGAGGTTACTGTAACTGTTAATGGTGATGTGATGATTAACGAGATATTGTTCAAGTTGGACATAAGCGACTACACTGGAAAAATTGAGGACTTAGGATACATCTTCTTCAATCCTTCAAGCGGTAGGTTAGTTATTGAAAAGGGGAATGTTAATAAAGTTTACAAACTGGAAGTCAATTTGTTAGATGATTAACGTATATTATATATATGCAGGAATGGCAACAACAAATATTAGATAAGGAAATGAAAAGTACAAAAGACTTAATCATAGAAACATCTACGGGGGTTATGAACCTCCTACTTGAGAAGAACGCTGCTTACGGGGACTCTGCCCTTAACCCCGTAGGCATCTTCTCTCGTGGCGATGCTGTAGACAGCTTGTGTGCAAGGATTGACGACAAGTTAATGAGAATTAAGAGCAAGGGAATAACTCCAGACACCGAGGACACGGTGCAGGATTTAATCGGCTACCTTATCTTACTGAAGATAGCTACAAATCAAAAGCAATGACTTGGAAGAACAAGGAAGATAAACTCTTTCATCACCTAAAGGAGAACTATATCAAAGACCTTGAATGGTCTGAGGGTCAGTACAATCATTACGATTGTTACTCTGAGTTTACCAGCACAGATATAGAACTAAAGTGTCGCAACAAACACTATGATGACCTTCTAATAGAGAAGGCTAAGTATGACAAGCTTATGCGTAGAGCAGAGAAGCACCTTACTGTTCCCGTGTATGTGTCTGAAACACCTCAAGGTATCTATGCGTTTAACCTTGATACAATGTCGGAACCTGTATGGGAGACAAGGGGTATGCCAAAGACATCACACTTCTCACAACGTCAGTTTGTAAACAAGGAAGTAGGATACCTACACATAAGTAAAGCTAAGGTGTATGCATAGTATAACACTCAACCTGCCTAAACCACCAAGCTTAAATGCCTACTATTCAGGTAGACATTTCTCAATAAGAGTTAAACATAAAAAAGAATATTTTGCAGCACTTGATGAAGCGTTTAAAGACTATGATGAATTTTGGGCTGAAAGCTTTAATATTCACGTTTTCCATAATTCCCGCTACGATAATGATAATTGTATTTTGGCTATCAAATTTACGGCTGATTACCTCCGTCACCGTAACTGGGTTAAAGACGATTCTAAAAAATACTTTAAGCATTTGTCAATCAAAGTTGACGAAGCTCTACCAAAAGATATTTTCAGAGTAGAGTTAAAATTATATGGATATAAAGAAACTTAATATGGAAAAGACATACCAGACTTGTAAATTAATTAAGACTAAGATAGACAATCATCTACAAGAGATGGCCACACTATTCGCTAACCTTGGAACAGATTCTACCTTAGAGGAAATCAAGGAAGCTTATATACAAGAGTCCAATCTTATAGATATAATAGAAGAGCTTGACCCTGTGAAGGGGAGAAGCCTTCGTGCAAGCTACTAAATGATATGAAATTTGACCAAGCCTACGAAGACATTACCGACACAGAAGCGAATCTCATCATTAATATATACGAGACAATTGATGCCTTGGTACACCACAGTCAGCCAGTCACATTGGTACGATTATCATATGAGCTTGGCATAACATCAGCAGAACTTTCGGATTATCTGCCTACTATTATCACTATACTAAACAAAGTTGAAGAACAGTATGAGGTACGATAAAGAAAAGATTGAGGAAGAGGCAATAACCTCTGTTCGTAAGGGCAGGATAACAGAACCTCTTGGTACTTTTATACTACAACGCTCCTTGGAGATAGCAGGTTCAGCGTTTGTTACCAATGGTGACAAGGAGTTGGAGCAAGCACTTATAGATGCCGCTGTAATGCGTACCTGTGAGAAGTTCTTGGACTACTACGAGGAGGGCAAGAGTGCTGCTAACCTAATCATATCCATAATATATTCTACTATGACTAACAGAATAGTCTCATTGAAGTGGAAGGAT